CCTGGAGAGGGCTCCCGGCCATCACATGACCTACCCAATGTCAGATGAGACCGCCCGGGCCCTCAACCGGACCCGCAAATCGGCCGACCAGCTCGCCCGCCGGGTCGAACAACTCGAAGCAACCAACCGCACGTTGCAGGCGGTCATCCCATCCAACCTCAACCGGCTCGCCTACGCCTACCCCAACCTGGGGGGGTTCCTGATCGAACTCGCCGCCCTCGACCAGGCCGCCCACCCGCTCACCATCCCCATCCCCGACCCCGACCCGGTACGACAACGCCCCGTCGGATCATCCGCCACCCCCGGCGCCAAAACCGCCCACTGGCGACGACGGCGGACCGCCTGGAACCGTAAACTCGCCGACTACGCCCAAACCCTCACCAACGAACTCGACGGGAAACCCCGCTACCCCGACGACCGCACCCGCTGCTGGAACCGCACCCACCAGCACCCCCGCGGGCTCACCCTCCCCTACGGGTCCACCATCTGTTCCATCTGCCACCAACCCTTAACCAACCAGGAGACTGACGAATGAGTGACCCCAAACGGATTTGGTGGTGCGAAATGGAAAATCTGGGGTGGGGCGTGACGGGTATCAACAGTGGCGAACCACATTGCGTTTTGCGATTACCAGAGGAGACGTACTTTCACGGACAATGCGGTTGGCGGTTCCTGTCCGTCGAAGAGGTCGAGGAGATCATGGAAATCAGTGAGGAGATAACAGTTGTGGTTGATGAGGCGATGATTGATCGGGCAGCAAAAGCCCTGGCCCTCTATTGGTGGGAGACGGGTGGCGAATGGGGTTCCCCGCCCGAACCCAATGACGACGATTGGGGGGCAGCCAGGCGGGCGTTGCTGGCCGCTCTGGAGGCAACCTGATGAATGACAAGGCCTGGAGGTGACTGATGAGTGAGATTCTGAGGTTGAGGGATCATTCCCAACCATGTGAACACGACAATAACTGGTACTGGATGGGAACAAGAGAGGCCAAGGTCTATATGTGCTCGCTCGAAGAATGTCCAGGCGGTGCGGCCATTATCGCGGAAAAGGATGAGCATGAGTGACTATCCGACTTGGGGGGTGTTGACCAAACCAGAGTTCGCAGGTCGGCTTGGCTTAGCGAAGAATGACTATGGGGTCGATGTGACGGTGATGGTCTGTGAGGCTTGCGGGTCAATCTTCACGGTGACGGGTGATACGAGTTTGGAGCAGTGGGGCGGAGCGGTATGCCTGGCCGAAGAATGCGATTCATATGACGTAACTCGCGATGTTGACCTCATGTTCGCAATCGAACCGTGGCGGGTGGAGGTAACCGATGAGTGACATGAAACTCTATGTGTCCTCAGTGCGCGTGAGGGAGGCGCGCCAAATGCTCGGTAGTCCAGGGGCACTTGATGAGGCGCTCGTTGCTACCGGAATCGACGCTTTCTTTGCTCTGCTTGATGGCCGGGTGGTGGAGATAGACGGCAAGCCCATGAGGCTCGTGGAGGTGACCAATGAGTGACCCTGGACCGACCGACGACACCCTGACCGCCAGGCAGCTGTTAGACCAGGCGGTCGGTGAGCTGACCCAGGAGACGTGGGAGGCGCTCGCCCGGGCCGCCCTCGCCGCCCACAGGATCATTGCTGTGGTGCGGGTCCTCGAAGGTCAGACAGCCGAAGGAACCACCGCCGCGGGTCTCACCGACCTGTGGCGCAGGCTCAATAAGGTGCTGGTCACGTTCATAGAATCCGAAGCCGGGGACGTCCCGGCGGCGATCCTCGACGACGCAACCCGCAAGGCCTCAGCGTTCATCCATGAGGCGATGAGGGTCGGGATCGAGAAAGCCGTCGACCGGACCAACACGTACCAAGGAACAAACCTGGGTCACTCTCAGTGACTGGATGGTTGGTGCCAGAATCCGCCCGGCCCCCATTAGTGTCTTGACGATGCGAATCACAAGCGTGTAGTCTGCGTGATGATGATCGGTGTGCTGTCCCCGGATGGCCGCCGGTCTTCTGTTTGGGCGGGACCCGACCGCAGATAACCACTCACCGTACAAACCAGTATCGCTTGCGTGATCTGGGCCCCGCCCTCACCCTTCTGCCGGGAGGTCGACCATGGCAACCAGTCAGACCGCGCTCCGCTGCAAATGGTGCAAAACGCAGATGGTCCGCTACCACGGGTCGCTGATGGTCTACTGCCCGCACTGTGATGTGCCCTGCCCCACCCCCCACCAATGCCCCACTTGCCGCCGGCTCAACCACCGGCAACCATGAGCCGCCGGGGCCTGGCTGTGTGCTCGGAGCCGGGCTGCCCGCTTCTCGTATCGTCGGGCCGCTGCCAGACCCACCGCCCACCAGCATGGGCAGGATCAACCCGCCGTCAACGGCTACCCGCCAACTGGCCGAAACTCCGCCGCAGGGTCCTCCGCAGAGACAGGTATCGGTGTGTGCTGTGCGGTGCCCCCGCCAACCAGGTGGATCACATCATCCCGGGCGACGACCACAGCCTCTCCAACCTGCAGTCGCTCTGCGAACCGTGCCATACCGCTAAGACAGCAACCGAAGCGACCGCCGGCCGCCGGCGGGTGGGGTAGGACCACTAGCCCCGCCCAGCCGGGGACCGGTGAAGGCAGCTTTTCGGACAATGTACGGGTTGGGGGCCCCTTTCAAGTTTCAGCTACGAGAACCATCTCGGATGGGTTCGACAGAGCCCACTACTCCACCAGGAGGAACATCTGATGTCAGGACCGCCCCCCAAGCAGCAACGCCGCCGCCGCAATGAGCCGGCGGCGGGTGAGTGGATCACCCTCCCGGAGGGGAAGCGACCGGGCCGCCGCCCGGCTCTCCCCAAAGCCAAGCTGACGGTTGCAACGAAGGAACAGTGGGCGGAGTGGTGGGCGTCGCCGATGGCGTGGATGTGGTCGGCGGCTGAGGTCCCGGCCCTCCGCCGGCTGCTGCTGCTGGTCGAACAGTTCAACACAGCCTCGAGCTCCACGGGGATGCTCGAGGCTGTCAAGGAGATCCGCCTTCAGGAGGACCGGTTCGGGCTGTCACCGAAAGGCCGCCAACAGCTGCGGTGGAGACTCCCCGGTCAGGTCGCCACGGTCACCCCAATGCGTCCGGGGTCGGCTCGTGATGAGGCGAAGGGCCGGTGGGGAACGTTGCAGGTGGTTGATTGACCGGTGCCGTGGAGAGGCCCCCAATACCAGGGGGAGTTCCCATCGGGCGGGTGGGCTGCGCTCCGCTGGATCGAAGAACACCTCATCGTCCCCGACGGGACCGAAGCCGGCCAACCGCTGATCGCCACCACCGAACAGGCCGCCTTCACCATCCGCCTGTTCCGGCTGGAACCGAGACGAGGCCGCACATATGTGTACCGGCTCGGTCAGATGATGTGGCCGCAGGGGATGGGCAAGTCCCCGTGGATGGCCGCTCTAGCCTGGTACGCGGCGAAAGGGCTGATAGTCCCGACCGGTTGGGACGCAGCCGGTAACCCGGTCGGGCGGCCGCACCCGTCACCGTGGATCCAGATCGCCGCCAACGCTGAGGACCAAACCCAAAACACATGGCGGTCGCTGCTCCCCATGGCCTCCCCCGACGAAGGCGCCACCCTTCTCAGCGTCTACCCCGATATCGATCTGGGTGAGACCAGGGTTTTCGTCGGTGGTGGGGGAAAACTCGAGACGGTCACCTCGAGGGCCGGCACCCGCAACGGGCAGAGGGTCACCTTCGCGGTGGAAGAGGAAACCCAGTTCTGGTTCCCGCATACCGGTGGGCTCCGCCTGGATCAGACGTTACGCCGCAACGTCGGGAAAATGAACGGGCTGGTCGTGGAAGGATGCAACGCCCCCCAACCGGGTGCCGGGTCGGTCGCCGAACGCCACCAACGGTCCGCGGAGACCACCCCCGACCTGCTCGTCGACCGTCGTCAAGCCCCCAAGATCGACAACATCCACGACAAACGGGCCCTCAAAAAAGCGTTGCGGGAAGTGTACGGGTCATCGGCGACCCGCAACCGGATCGTCAACGTGGACCGGCTGGTCGCCGAGTTCCAGGAAACCGGGGCTGACATCATCGACTTGCGCCGGTTTTATCTGAACGACACCGACACCGTCCCCGAAGAACAGTACATCACCGGAATCGAATGGGACGCCACTGTCGCCCACCCGGTTGTCCCCCCGGGGGAACTGATCACCCTCGGTTTCGATGGGGCCCGCTACTTCGACTCGACCGCCCTGGTCGCCACCCACGTTGAGACCGCCCACCAGTGGACGGTCGGACTGTGGGAACGGCCCATTGTGGAAGGGACCCCCCTCGACGGTTGGGAGGTCGACACCAACAACGTCGAAGACACGCTGGTTGAGGTGTTCGACACATACCAGGTGTGGCGCCTCTACGCCGACCCGCCCTACTGGGAGGACCGGGTCAAAGGGACCTGGCCGGCCAAGTTCGGGAAAGAACGGGTCATCTCCTGGGACACCTACCGGGAACGGGCCACCGCTTTCGCTCTCCGCAGCTACAGCCAGGCAGTCAGGGCTGAGGAGATGACCCACACCGACGACCCGGCCGCCAAACGGCACATCCTCAACGCGGTGAAGGTCCCGACCAGACGCACCAAAGACGACGAAGGCCGCCCCCTGTATGTGATCCGCAAACGGGAACCGGCCCTGAAGATCGACTGGACCATGGCCGCGGTCCTCTCAAAGGAAGCCCAACGGGACGCTATCGCGGCTGGGGCCCTCAGAAAGAAGAGATACCGGGCGGCCGGGTTCTAGGAGGTTCGGATTGGTTGACGCTGCCACCATCGAACAAGATTTCAGTCGAGGACCCACCCCGCTTCTCACCTACGACATGGGGTCGACCGGAAGCACAGGGTCGGGTCCGGAAGCGACCGCCCGGGCGACCCTCAAAACCCTCGAGGGGCGCCTCGATGAGAAAGCGGCGCAGGCCGCCCGGTTCGATGACTACTACCAGGGGAACCATCCGCTCCCCGAGATCCCGTTCCGGTCCGAGGAGAAAGCCACCTACTACCGCCGCAAATACCTGGAGCTGTTGAAGAAGTCCCGCACCAACTGGATGGGGCTGGTGATCGACGCGGTCGGGGAACGCCTGAAGGTGGAGGGGTTCCGTTTCGGTGACGAACCGGGCGATAAAGAAGCCTGGGCGATGTGGCAGGCCAACAATCTCGACGCCGAATCCGAACAGGTCCACACCGAGGCGCTCAAATCCGGTGAAGCGTATGTGTCGGTGTGGTTCGGTCCCGACGGTGAACCGTTGATCACCCCCGAACACCCATCACAGGTGATTGTCACCCGCGACCCGTCGAACCGTCGGGTCCGTTCCGCCGCACTGAAACGGTGGACCTCCGACGACGGCACCCATCAGGCCACCCTGTGGCTACCCGGGTTTGTGTGGAAGTTCCACAAACGGGCGGGCACAGCAGCGTGGACGCCCCGCCAACCGGCCGGGGAGGAATGGCCGATGGTCAACCGGTTGGGGGTGGTCCCGATTGTGGCGTTCCCGAACCGTCCGGACATGCTCCGTGGTGGTGTCTCCGAAATTGCCGGGGTGACCCCGATCCAGGATCGGATCAACGCCACCGTGTTCGGTCGGATGCTGGCCGCCGAGCTCACCGTCGGACAGAAACGGTGGATCACCGGGGTGTCGATGGACGAGGACCCTGTAACCGGGAAACCGCTCCCCCCCGACTTCGACGCTGCGCTGGACAACATCTGGATGGACGAAAACCCCGACGCCAAATTCGGGGCGTTCCCCGAGGTCACACTGGCCGGGTTCATCAGCGCGGTGGAAGCCGACGTGATCCATTTGGCTGCTATCACCCGAACCCCCCGCCACTACCTGATCCAATCAGGTCAGTCACCATCCGGTGACGCGATCAAATCCGCCGAGACCGGGCTGGTCGCCAAGGTGAGACGCCAGCACCTCCACTTCGGTGAAAGTTGGGAACAGGTCATCCGGTTGGGGTTCCGAATCAAAGACGACCCGAGAGCCGACGAACCGGCCGCCGAGACTATCTGGGGTGACCCCGAGTCCCGCACCGAAGGCGAACACGTCGACGCGGTCGTGAAAATGCGGTCCCTCGAGATCCCCCTCGAAGCTCTGTGGGAACGGGCCGGGGCCACCCCCCAGGAGATCGCCCGGTGGAAAACCATGCGCGCCGAAGCCTCCCTGCTCGCCACGCTCGGCCAGTCAACCGTCCAAACCGGGCTCCCCGAAGAGCCTCCCGAAGAGGAGCCGTTCACCCCATGATCGGTACAGTCATCCGCGGATGGGTCGGGCTGGCCCGCGAGTTCCGGTGCCGGCGTCGTGGCCGGTGGAACCGCAAATGGACACCCGGCTACGGTTGGACCTGCCGGGCATGTAACCGGTCGCTCCGGTGGGTTGCCGGTGCCTACCGTCACAACGACCTGGCAGAAGTGATCACCGGTCTGTCCGCCCATGGCTGACACCGTCCTCGGTGGGGAGCTCGTCGCCGCGTTCCGCACCCAGCTCGAACGGATCCGAAAGACCGCCCACCGCACTGTGGTGGGTGTCTGGTCCGGGCTGGGATCATGGAACGACACCGACATCGACCGGTTCCTGGCCGCCATCCTGCCCACCATCGGGACGTTGACCGCCCAGGCGACCCAGCTGACCGACGCCTACCTGGCCGCCTACCTCCAAACCGAAACCGGGATCCCCACCCAACCGACCGGGATTGAGCCCCGGGCGACCCGACCGACCCCACCGGAGGAGGTGTACCGGCGGCCGTTCATCCGCACCTGGGCGGCGCTCACCGCCGGGGTGGCCTACTCAACAGCGGTCGCCCGGAACGGGAAATACGCCGGGTCTTTGGCCGGCACCGATGTGCAGCTGGCCGCCCGGGACACCGCCAACCGGGTCATCTCCACCACCCCCAGGGTGGTCGGATACCGGCGGGTGCTCGGCGCGGGGGTCAACTGTGGACTGTGCATTGTTGCCTCAACCCAAAGGTACGGACGGGACGACCTGATGCCCATCCACCCGAACTGTGGGTGCACGGTAGAACCGATCATCGGGCAGACCGCCCCCCCGAAAGTCCTCGATAAGGGTCGGGTCGATCTGATCAAATCACAGTTGCGGTCCGAGGACCTGCCCTACACCCGGCAGGCCATGTCCCGGCTCCGCATCGACGTCGATGAGCTGCCCACCGTCGAGATCATCGACCATCCCGAGCTTGGTCCCACCCTATGGAACCAGGCCCACGACTTCGCCAAGGTCGCCTAGTTCGCTCCGCTGCAACAGAACACGCTGACGGCTGGTGTTCAACAAGCCGGATCAGATGGCCGACGGGCCTCTAAACGGAAAGGAACGTGCCCACATGGCAGAAACAGCACCCCCAACCGACCCGCCCACCACACCTCCGACCGACCCGGCCGGTAGTGAAGGGAGCCCCGGTGGGGATGGTTCTGGTAGTGGACCGGATAGGACGTTCACGCAAGCGGACCTCAATCGGATTGTGTCCGACCGGTTGGCTCGGGAACGGGAAAAGTTCGCCAATTTCGACGAACTGAAAACCAAAGCCGCCGAGCTTGATCAGCTCAAGGAAGGCGAAAAGTCGGAGTTGCAGAAGGCTCAGGATCGGCAAACGCAGCTCGAGCGTGAAAACACCGAACTGAAAACCCGAGCCCAGGAAGCCACCACCCGTAGAGAGGTCGAGAAAGCCGCCCGGAAGGCGGGTCTCGCCGACCCCGAAGACGGGTATCTGCTCATCGACCGGAAGGCTCTCGACCTCGAAGAGGACGGGACCCCCAAGAACGCCGACCAGCTGATCGCAGCACTCATCGAGGCGAAACCACATCTCAAGGGCAGCCTCAGGCCGCCCGGTGATGGAGACCAAGGTCCTCGCGGGGGCGGATCGGGAACGATCACCCGCGACGACATCAAAAACATGTCCCCTGAAGAAGTCGAGAAAGCCCACAACGAGGGTCGACTCGCCCACCT